GGGATCCCGCGAATCCGGTAAGTCCGGTTTGTGCTTCGTTTAATCCCGCCCTAAATTTTTTGAGGTCAGCCGCTACATAAATAGTGAGTGTTTTACCGCCATTAAATGCCATTACATTACCAACCATTTTAGGGCGATACGGTCAACCGCTTGTGACCACTCCTGGAGTGCGGCGTCTTGATAATTTCTCGAGTAACTAATCCAATTTGTTTGCTCAAATGGTGCAAACGAGTTGCCACGTTGACCCGAGCTCGACGGGTACCTAACCATATTAGGGGTACCGCCACCACTCATCACCTTACGTTTGCCGCCAATTTTTACGCTAGGCAAACGATCCGAACCGGCCCGAACACTATCGGCAATATCCTCACCCCATGGGCCAGCGTAATTGAGTGCCGCCTCTTTCCAAACGGGTACCATATGCCGCTCGGCGATTGTTTTAGAGGCTTGCCGTAATTCTTTTTGGGCCTCTTTACCGAGTGCCCTAAAATCGCGTAGTAAACCATTGAGTCCGCTCACGCCAGATTCATAGATTGCCATTGGCTATCTCCTCCTCGATCGTGGCTATTAATTCCGGGTCGTACTGTAAAACCTCGTGAAACGGTCGATTTATTCTTAAGGCTATTCGGACGATATGCCGACGGTATCCCCCGTCGGGGTAACTTTTGGGAGTTCCGCGTCCACAAATATATTGTGATCGTCGACCCATTTTTCGATTACTTTGTAGGTGACGCTATTCCGTCCGATTACTTTGGCGTATGCCAGAATTGCCATAACGGAAAAAATATTGTCCGCTCGTGTATCTGTCGCCACTATTTGCGACATGTATACGCGGTCGTTTTGGTTGACGTCGAATATTTGTGCTTCTCCATTGTCAATAACTACGCTAATGCGGTTGTACATGGTTTCCCCCTTGACCCTATGCGAATACTACGGAACCGGTGAACGACGTCGAGCACATTGCGATACCGTCGGCGGCAAATGTGACCTCGGCGGATTCGATCGACATGGAGTCGCCTGTCCATGATCCCGTGGTGCTTGATACGACCACGGCGACGGGAGTTGCGGCGGCGATTGCCGTTTGTAGTGCCTCAAATAGTCCACTATTTTCGTCGTACAAAAATTCGAGGCTCATGGTGCTATTGAGATCGGTTTGGTCAAACGCAACGCTTGAGAGGGTTTTAGTGCGGACGATTGTTGGCGTTGTGGTGACGGTTCCTGACGTGATTTGATCGGAGTATGCGACGGCGGGTGTGCCCACCTCTACTACAAACGCGGCACCGGCTACGGAAATTGCGGGCATTTCTATACCTCTTTCATTTGCATGGAGACATTAATCTCGGTTGATATAACGGTGCCTTGTGCTCCTAGGCTTAGGAGTTGAGGCGAGTTTATTACGTCCACAAGGACCGTATTAGGTAACGCTACGAGTAACGTATCTATTGCGTCCTCCGTGGCTTTTGTGGCTGACTCGTTAACGCGAGCGTTAATGTTGACGAGTAGGCGCCACCGGATCTCGTAATTAAGGTTTGAGCCCAATCGGTTAGGTCGGATCCATGGCGAATCGGGTACGCACACGACCGACGGAGTTATTGGCGTGGCCGGTACGGTGTCATAAATTTTGTAGCCATGACCGGTCAATGCGGCCACAATTGTCTCGCGACTTTCCGTGGCTAGGCTCAACCGACTACACCTTTCATGTCTAAATACGGCGCCAGCACTCCCATAACTCGTCGAGTTAGCCATACCGACAATCGATACGGTCCGGGGGTAAAGTCGACCGATACCGCTTCGCCGCCTGCACTTGATCGAGCTTGAAACATTTCGACGGCGACCGACATGGCAGCCTCTTTACATGGTGCCGGTTCGTCCTCGACGGCGGTTGTGGTAATGAGGTAGCCGATTAGCAGACTCGCGGCGTCGGCAACTTGATCAAGTGTCGCGACGGCGGCGCCGTCGTACTCGATATCTAAGTTGTCGGCTAGTTCCTCGCCGGTTACGAGTGCCATGCTAATCGGCTACCTTTCGGTTAGACGTTAGTTACGCGGACAATGCCAGCGGGTAGGTATGCGGCGGTTGTGCCGTATCCGTAAATGCTGATATCGCGTCCGAGTTGTGCCACGTTTTCGGCGGTTGCCAATCGTGGTCCGTCCTCGAGCCAACGAGCGGCCTGCCCGTTGGTAACGATTGCGTTGTAGGCGGCGTTTGTGTCGAGGTACTTAGCCCGAATAACGGGTAGGCCGGAGACGTTGACGCGGAGAGTGCTTGCGGTTGCGACACCGGACACGTTTTGGACCGTGTAGGGCTCGGGCTGGAATGTTGACCAACCGCCAATTGCGACAAAAACCGCCGTTGAGACAAACACGGCCGACGCGGGTACGCCTGTCGCGTCCTCGCATGTAACCGACGCCTCAAAAATAGCCTCTCGGAATGCGGCCCCGGTTGTGTCTGCCGCGAAATCGTAGTCTTGGAGTCCCGTACCGTCGTCCCATAGGTCGGCGGTAAATTTGCGATCCGTAACGCTTGCGTATGACGCAAGCATGATTCGGTTGTGTGCGTCTAAGTAACTTGGGCTTGAACGCTCGAGAAGTTGGTATGAGATATCGGATCCGGCCGCGTAAGTGGCAAGAGTCGCGGTGCCCTTTTCGAGATCAATGCGGACCGAGTTAACCTCACCCTTTTGATTGGCTTGCGATTCTACAATCGTGTTTAGGTTCCCGTCAAAATAAGGCCAATTGATATCCATGCCAGCGGTACCGGCGGACTCTGGCCCTCCAACGCCTTGAATTACTCGGCGACCGAGATCAATTATTCCGCGCACCTCGAGTTGCCAATTCGGCGGCATTACCCCCAAATTGTTGCTGGTAATTTGGTCAACGAGTGCGCGGGATTCGACCTCGCCAGCGGCTACGGCTTTTGAGTATTCGCCGAATGACCGGTATTTTGCTAGTGGGTGCTCGTTTGATTCGCTGGTGAATACGCGAGCGTGGATTGTTCCCATTTCCTCGCGTAGGTTTTTGACGGCCTCTCGGGCTTCATTGTCGACCGAGACAATCTCGGTCGAGTCGATTGTCTCGGACATTGTTGTATCTCCTATTTCTATTTCGGGTTCTGTTTCTCGGATTCTGCTAACGCCAGCATCTACGTAAGCAGGGTAAGGGGTGAGGCTGACCTCTAATAAATTAGCGGCCGTGTGTTGTATTGCGTCTCGAGCTTTACTCATTATGGATTTAACCGGGTTAAAACCTACGCTTAACCCGCGGATTGTATTTGTTCGTGCTAGTACGGCGGCGTCGCGTCCTAGGCTTGTGTCAACAATGTCAAAATCGATATATAAACCGTCCTCGCGGTTCTCGGCCCCGGTAATAATTCCGACGGGTTCTCCGTGTCGGTATGCGAGTGGTTTGCCAATTACGTTGCTGATATCGAATGAGCCTGGACTAAATGATTCCCGTACGCCACCTATCATTGTTTCGGTTCCGTAGGGTACGGCCATGCCGTGTCCGCTTCCGACAATGTCGCCGGCCGCGTCCTCTCGTTCTTGGAATACTACGGTCGATTCGGTATTGAGTTGTTTCATTTAGATAACTCCTGTCGTCATGGAAAACACTCCCAATGTTGGTAGGTCGAGTAGCATTTTGGCCTCGTCCTCGGTAAGTACGCCAATTGGTAATAGTTTGGTGATGAGGTCGGCTAGTTCGACCGGGTTTGCGCGTAAAAATGCGGTTGTGTCAAATTTGATCGTACGACCTCGAGGGGTAACGTCTGGCATGGATAGGCGTTGCTCGAATAAGTGCATGATTGGGCGTAAGGCCGTGTCGAGGAGATTGCGGTATAGGTCGACGCGATTGGAATATGTCAAGCTCGAGCCGGGTACACCGGCCCCAATCCAAATCGGGTCGATATTGGCGAGCCTTGCGATTGCAATAGCGGCAAGGTTTTTGTTGTCCACTAGGGCAACGTCTCTGGCACTAAATCCCATTACTTGTGCGTCGATCGTGTTGTTAAGGTAGGCGGTCCCGCGGTTTTCTCTGGCCTCCTCCCATGCCATGAGTAATGCCTCTACTTGTTCGGCGGGGAGATCCGGCCCGGAATTTTTTAGTGCGACCGTTGGTATTGGCGTACTTGAGTACATAAGGGTCGCGGCCTCGAGGGCGGCGGCCGTTTGGATTGCGGTTGCCCCGTTGGCAAGCCAACCGCCCTCGCCGGATCCATAAAACTTAATCACGTCTCGCGTGGGTACTTGTCGAGCCAAATAGTAAAACGGGTCCGCTGGAGGTTGATAGTTTTCGGCTATGCCAACAAATACGGCCGGCGTATCAATAACGTCCTCGACCCGCATTACCTCAATGCTCGAGGGAAAACCGTCAAATGTGCGCTCGGTCACGAGCCAATATGCGCGGTCGTACATGAGGAGATCGCTTAGTGTGCGCTGGATAACCGAGGCGTAGGGATAGATTTTTGACGGCATTTGTAAAAATGGGCGTATAACTACCGGCTCGTCGTACCGGTATTCGCGTAATGGAAATGCACTTATTGTGTGCGTGTAGGTTTTGAGGGCGTCGACAAATGCCGGGATTTGCATAGCGGTTTGCCGATTGGTCCGTGTTCCGAGTTGGTTTGCGAGTAGTGCGTAGAGTCCCGCCGATTCGCGGACGTGCGCGCCTGTAGGACTTGCGTCCGTAGTTTGGGAAATAGACTCATGAGCGCGCACGACCGCTAGGGCTCGGGGGAACACCATGGGCCCATGTTAGGCGTATAGCACGAGTTACCCGTGTTGATTGTTATTTGCGTGGTTTATGCGTGTCGGCGTGTCGTTAGGCTAGTTTTCGGCGGTACTTACTTGTGTAGATTGTGGCGACGCTTCGAGGAGCTTTGGCGGCTTGACTTACGGCAAATAAAACCGCTCGAGCGGCATAGATTCCGTTACCTCGACCCATTGGGGCGGTGAGTACCCAACCGCCTTGTCGCATGGATATTTTAGAGTTGGCAAAGTGCTCTTGGAGTACTTGAGATCCGTCGTGCCTTAATTGTTGGCGGCTAAATAAATCTTGTAATACTTGTGTGGCGCTGACCGCTTCCCGTTGGCCTACGAGGGCGTCGAATTTTTCGCGTAGCCGGTCGACATAGCCGGGAGTAACTTGCACATAGATCGACGGGTGCTCGGCTCGTATTTTGGCTAGTTGTGCGTCGACCTCGGCCATGGTCCTATGTGTGGTTACCCGTATAACTATGAGCCCCTCGGCGTTGGGTGCGGCTATGGCTACGGCGTGTCCCATGCCGTCAAAATCGGTTTCGACGGCTACGCTCCATACGGCACTCTCGTCTAGTAATGCCTCCGGGTCGAGAGTGCCGTTCCACCATTTGTCGAGTAGCCAATGGTCGGATCGGATTACCCATTGATTGCAATATTGCCGCCTAAATGCTGACTCCTCGATACGAGCCCATTGTTCGGCGAGGAAAACTTGTCTTTTGTCGCTCCACTCTGGCGAGCCCCATTTCCATGTTTCTACGAGTGACGGGTCCGCCTCGGCGGGTGCTGACCACTCGAGGAGTAGGACGCTCCCCGGTTCCGGGTCGTCTAGGCGGTCGAGGGCTCGTTGTCGGTAGCCTTGCATAAGATCCGATCGACTGTCGCCGCTTGTGCTGACGAGAAAAATTTGCGGTTGTTCTCTGGCTACCATTGTTGGAGTAATTGAGTTATCGACCACGTCGGCGGACACTTTCCATGCCTCGTCGACGAAAACCATGGACACGGAATAGCCGACGCCTGCGGAATCGTTAGCGGCGTGGATTAGCCAGCGGTCGCCCGTGGGCAATTCGATTCCGGCTAATTCATTTCCCCAACGAACACTCTTTTTGCCGTATACCTCGGTTGCCCATAATCCCGCCGGTCGCATTACCTCCATGGCCGTCGACCTTTTGTTGGCTACATGGAGGACCGTTTGTACCTCCCCGAACAAATGGCCGTGGTGGAGACGCCAGAGGCAAATCGCCCTCGATAACCAAGATTTTCCGGATTGTCTGCCGACGGTTATTATCACGGCACTCCATACGAGCTTGTTTTCTAGGTCGTACTCGAGTGCCCGATTAAGTGCATACCTTTGCCATGGGAATAATTCCATTCCGTAGACGGTTTTTAGCCATTCGGCCGCTTGTGGGCCATGAGTACCCCCTAGCGCGCTTGGCGGTTTAGTTTCCAATCGGGGCAAAATAAACCCGTCCTCGTGGATCCTAGGCGTTCCTAGGCGGTATCCGGCGTCCTTAGCCCCCTCCGGGGGAGAGAGGCG